TGGTAGTGATGTGCCTAACGGTAATTGGGCTATACTAGGTGCTAGAGAAGGACTTAGTATGACAATGCTTAGTGATTGGGATTATATACAAGTACGTGACTTTGAATATCTAAATCAATTATGGGGTGGCAGAGATGAAATGCCTGCAGATGTATTACACGATGAAATTTTTAATTATGGAAGTGATTTAATTAACCAATTAGAAATACCTATTGCTATACAGCCTTTCAACGAAGAGCAAAGCGAATTTTTTAAAACAGTGTATCAAGGACCACAAATAAGATGACATCATTAGAAGATCCTATTATTGTAAAAACTAAGTTAGACAATGTAGGTTGTGGATTCTGCCTGGCTAAATGGACACAGGTAACTATTCATTTAGGATCAGGACTTACACACAGTTGCCATCATGTTAAAGCACATCCAATTGATTTAAATGAGCTTGCAGAAAATCCAGGAGCATTACACAACACTGGATTTAAAAAGAACGTAAGAAAGCAAATGCTTAATAACGAGCGACCAAACGAGTGTGATTACTGTTGGCGCATTGAAGATAACACCGGCATGACAAGTGATAGGGTTTTTAAAAGTAGAGATCCTTTTAGCTGGCCCGATTTTGATGCTATATCTAAGATGACCGGTGATGAAAATTTTTATCCACGTTATGTTGAAGTTAGTTTTAGTAATGTCTGTAATTTTAAGTGTGGGTATTGTGGTCCTGCATTTAGTAGTAAATGGACTGACGAAATTAAAGAACATGGTCCTTATAAATTTAAATATGTTAATTGGAAATATAACCAACCAGATGAATCGCAAAAACAAATACCACAACGAGAAACTAATCCGTACGTTGAAGCATTTTGGAAATGGTTTCCTGAAGCAGTAACACATATGCATACTTTCCGTATTACAGGTGGCGAACCTTTAATGAGTAAGAATACTAATAAGGTAATAGAATACTTAATTAAAAATCCTCAGCCTAATTTAGAGTTTGCAATAAACACAAATGCATGCCCCCCAGGAGAAACACAATGGAAGGAATTTGTAGATAGAATTAAAGTTTTAGAAGACAATAATTGTATTAAACGATTTGTATTGTTTGTAAGTGCTGAAGGTAAAGGTGCTCAACAAGAATATAACAGATATGGTATGGACTGGACAATGTTTACAGATAATGTTAAGTATTATCTAAAACAAACACAAGGTAGATGTGTGTTCATGAGTGCGTTTAATGTATTAAGTATTCCTACATTTTTACCTTTTCTAAAATATGTTTTTAAACTTAAAAGCGGGTATAAAAATGATATTAAAGTAGATATACCTTATGTAAGAAGCCCTGGATTTTTAGATGCTAAAATTGCTACAAAAGATTTAATTAAAGAATACTTACACCCATGTATTTCCTACATGGAAGAAAATAATTTTGATGACAGAGAAAAGTCTCAGATGAAACGTATTGTAAAAGACTTAGATGTAAGACATGCTGATTTAGCTAATTGGGAACAAGAGGCTATTGAAGGACGAAGAATGTTTTATGAATGGATACAACAATACGATAAACGTCGAAATGTTAATTTTTTAGAAGTATTCCCTCAGATGAAAGAGTTTTACGAGGAGTGCAAACAGTGTATGATATAGTGTTTATAAGCTATTACGAACCAAATGCGGAACAAAATTTTGACGATTTGTACAGTAGATTTAATACTATTGGTGTATTTGGTGATAGAGTAAAGCGTGTTTCTAATGTCAAAGGCATACACAATGCACATATCGAAGCGGCTAAACTTGCAAAAACTAGTTACTTTTATGTAGTAGATGGTGATGCAAAGGTCGTACAAGACTTCAAATTTGCTCATACAGCAGAGGAAAGAGATACAGTACACGTTTACCATAGTAAGAATCCTGTTAACGATTTAACATATGGTTACGGCGGTATAAAACTATTGCCTACTACACTTACACATAACATGGATACAACTACTACAGATATGACTACAAGTATTAGTGATAAATTTAAAGTAATAGACGAAGTTAGTAATATTACAGCGTTTGATACAGATGCTTTTAGTACTTGGAAAAGTGCTTTTAGAGAATGTGCAAAATTATCAAGTAAAACAATAAACAGACAAGACGAGGAGGAAACTAATGCAAGACTTAAAACTTGGACTACTTATGCTACTGGAAGTTATAAGCGAGATGCGTTACGAGGTGCTAATGCTGGTATGCAGTTTGGCCTTTCTAACAGCTCTGATCTTAACTTAATAAATGATTTTGATTGGTTGAAAGGACAATTTAATGAGTAGATTATTTGCTTTTGGATGCAGTCATACTTACGGTGAAGGCCAAATAGACTGTCTTAATAGTCAAGGACCAAATGGCATAGTAATGGCAGATAAGCCTAGTCAGTATGCTTGGCCAACATTGCTAGGAAAAATGTTAGATAAAAAAGTTGTGAATTTAGGACGCCCTGGGTGTGGTAACAGATACATATCTCAGCAAATATTAAACACTACTATAGAAAAAGACGACATTATAGTTATATTATGGACAGAGGTCAACAGGTCAACAGTATTTACATCCGAGAGTATAGAACTAGCAAAAGTAGCAACGAATATACACCCTACAAGAAATAACAATGTGTGTAAAAACTATTATAAATGGATTCATGATCCGTATAATAGTTTTCTTGAATCATTAGAAGCTGTAAATTTAGCAAACTATACCCTACAAGAACATCGTCATGTGTATAATTTTAAAGCTAATTTTAATTCAAAGTTAGGCGTTAACAAGACTGATATCGAATATGTATATCCTAAATGGAATAAAGTAAATCTAATTAATCAGTCTTTATATTATGTTGATTTTGCATCTGATAATGATCATCCCGGACCAGAATCGCAAAAGTTAATTGCTAGAGATATGTTAAAATATGTAAAGGAAACAAATTAGCTATGATTAACATTGTTGTAACAAGCAAACCAGTTGACGGCTTATTCTATTACAGTTATGAATACTGTGATATGCTTAACAAAGCTGGTTATTCTGCACAGGTTGTTGTTATAACACATCGAAACTTTACTAAAGAAGATTATCTAGATTCAATTAGCAACAAATATATACATTGTCAAAATATAATTATTGACGATTATGTTCCGGCACTAAATGATATTACACTTATTATGGGCCGTAGTATGATGACACTTAGTTGGCAAAGTTTTAATGATTATACAGATATACAAAAACGTATATTATATCGCTTGTTTGATGGTGATATCATTAGCGTATATTCTGAAAATCATGTAGATGGTTATCCTAAGGCTGTTAAGTTTTATAATCCTAAACAAATAGTAGACCTTTGCGATACCGAAGTTTATCCTAATGGCGCTGGCGCTCATTTCGAAAAAACTATTAATTTTAGTATATACAAACCACACAAAGATAACATACAGTTCAAACACTTGTTTTTAGGCACAAACCCAGAATACTATACTAGTGTTGAAAAAGTTATTGATAATTATCCTGACCATGGGATCTTGACATATGATGAAAAGTATGTTAATATAAAGAATAATAATATATTTGTACCAGTAGAAAATCTTATGAGCTTGTTTGAAACATATGTATACACCAAAGAAACATTCGATCCTGCTCCAAGAATTTTTCAAGAGTGTAAATACTATGGAAAAGATGTAGTGTACCTTAGAGATAAAAATATACAAGACGGTGGTAGTGTATATTGGAGGCGTGATTGTAAAGAACCAGATGTAACACCTATTGTAAAAGTAGTGGAGGAATTAAATGAAAATTAGGCCAAAGTGTTTAGCATTTGGTGAAAGAGATCGAAAAGGAGCCGCTTACACTAGTGACGGCTTTATGTTACCTTGTTGCTGGATGGATGATCCTCCTGTATTAAATCATATTATTAAGGCAGGATTAAAAGACCCAGAACTTGCTTTAGCAAATAATGAAAAATTAGAAGATATCTTTACAAGTGATCAATGGGAAAACTTTTTTCAAAAACTTTACAATGCCCCAGATGAATGTTCGTATATGTGTAAGAAAAAGTGTGGTGTTGAACTTACAGAAGATGAGCATAATATTCGTAAACTAGAAGAAAAATTAGAGAGTGTAAAACAACGTGTCGGAAAGAATTACTAATAATTACGTAGAACAACAGGTATGGTCTAGGCCTAACCTAGACATTTCGCATCGATGTATTTTGAAATGCCCACAGTGTATTCGTCAAAAAATATCTAGTCAAGATCAAATACGTAGATCTTTTGATCTAGAAGAAAAAAACTTTCAAAAAATATTAGATTATTATAAAGGTATTACATTTTGCGGACAAATTTCCGACCCTATATATCATCCTAATTTTTTAAAATTTTTAGAAATGTCTGATGGTAAGCAAGTACGTATTGCTACTAACGGAAGTGGACAATCTTTAGATTGGTGGAAACAAGCATATAGTTACGGTAAGAACACAAACGCTTGGTACTTTGGTGTAGACGGTATTGATAAAAAGAGCGAACTTTATAGAATTGGATCAAACTTTGAAAATGTCTGGGAAATGATGAAACTAGGCAGAGACCTCGGGCATACTATTGTTTGGCAGTATATTATATTTGGTTACAACGAACACGAAGTTGACCGTGCTATAGAAATTGCTAAAGAGGAAAACTTTGCTCTATTATTTGTAAACACAAATAGAGGATTTAATCCTGATAATCCATTGTTAAGAAAGAATGTAGATTTTAAACTTACATCTCCAGATAAAAAACATTTGCAAGATCGGGTTAAGAAAGAATGGATTGGGCATATGTCAAAAGAACTTGAAAACTGGCGTCGGGCACCATGGAGTTAATATTATGATTGAAGATTCTCTTTCACGAAGAGCCCATGTATGGAAATACTGTGAAGATGTAATACCTACAGAAGCTGAAATTTTTGAAATACTGCAAACTGCATATCCTCTTGTTACATCTAAACAAAAAGCATATGCATACAAAGCACATATACTAGGACCTAATAAGGCAAGAAGCAGAAAACTTTGGAATATGTGCGAAGGTAACAAAATTCGAACTGACGAAGAAGAATTTGGCGACAGTGACGAAGCCTATAGATCTAACCCAGGACTTTATCATATATTAAGTGCTCCTTACACTATTATATATACTCCTAGAATAGCACCACCAAACCCTTTTCATAAAGGAAACTTTGAAAGAGAAAAATCAAAATGGCAATTAGAAGATCCAACATTTATTAATACACGTAATAGATCTTCTAACTCCATAGAAGTTGGTATGCTTGCTAAAACAGTAACCGGTGCTGTATTAGACAGAGGATGGGATTCTTCGTATACAGTTTGTCTTCCTAAAAATATGGAGGACTGGAAAGATTTCCCCTACATAGATTTTTACCCTGACCTTATACAAACTATTGGAAAAGCTGAAAAATATAAATGGCAGTTCTATCATCCAGAAAGATTAAAAACAGATACTGATGCTCCATTTGAAGATATTTTTAATTTTGTTGATAATAGTCAAAGGAACACAGCATGACAGCATATGATGCTTGGGATAGAGAATATCAAGAAAACAAACAAGACTATTTAGAAGTGTTTGATCGTTTTATGAGTCAAACAAATTATGAAAATAATGAGGACTTTGAAAGTGGTTTTGCTGAACGTGTTGGGCGTAAACATTGTGTTAGTGTAGCAAGTGCTACAGACGCTCTTCATTTTACACTACTAGCACACAACATTGGTCTAGGCGACGAAGTGCTAGTAACAAATTTTAGTTGGATTTCAAGTTCAGCTTGTGCTAGTATGGTAGGCGCTGTTCCTGTGTTCTGTGACATTGATTTAGATTCATATCACATTAGTTTAGATAGTGTTAAACGTATGTACAGTGATAAAGTAAAAGCAATAATTTATCCACATCTATTTGGTAACATGACTGATACTACAGAGCTACAACAATTTTGTAAAGACAAAGATATATTGTTTATTGAAGATGCCGCACAAAGTTTGGGTAGTAGTTTACATAATATAAAAGCAGGTACTATTGGAGATTGTTCAGTATATAGTTTTAACTCAAATAAAGTTATTGCTGGCATCAATGGTGGCGGAGTTGTATTAACAGATAACGAAGATATTGCTCGTCGCGTAAAAATGATTAGACGCCATGGCAAAGACAAAGACTTTAGTATACTAGGATATAACAGTCGTATGTATGTGTTAAATGCAGAAATTATTAATTTAAGATTAAGACATACTGAACGTAATCAAGAACGCAGACAACAAATAGCACAAGAATACAATACAGCATTTAGTAATTTACCTGTGGTAACACAAACAATGTCAAATGGGCTTAACCATAACTACCACAAATATGTAGTCCGTTTCAAAGACAAAGACACAAGGAAACGTGTAAAAACTGCTCTAAGTGCCAGTATACACTACGAAACACCTTTAAGTGCTAATAGTATGTACGATAGTATAGAACACAGGAGAGACGATTGTATGCAATCTAAAACGGCATCTGATACTGTTTTGTCGTTGCCCATTCATGCTTGGCTTACTGAGGATGAAGTAATAAGTATTATTAACAATGTAAAAAATGCTTTATAGATTGAAATTAAGGAATCAACGTGTCAAAAATATACGAACTTTTTAAAAAACGCAGACAAATAAGATGGGCATGGGATCAAGAACGTATTCCTAGTAAGGAACTTATCCACAGTCTTATTGAAACAACTTTTGATGTGGCTCCTTCTAAGCAAAATTTATTTCCATTTAAGATTCATATTATTGGTCCTAAAAATAACAAAGATAATCACATAGTAGGCAAAATTTGTGCTTTATTTAAAAATGGATCAGTAAATCAATGGCAGATGGAAGAAGCGCCTCATCCAAATCACAAAGCACCTTGGGTGCTGATATTTGAATTGCGGAAGTGTGAACCAAATGATTTTATAGTAAAACACGGAACGAAATACAAAGGCGGAGAAAAAAGATTTACACAAATAGATGAACGATTTCGCGGACCTACCAATAGTAAACTTGCCTGTATCGAAGTTGGCATGTTTTTAAAGATACTTGCTGGTCAGTGTTTAGAAAATGACTTACAGATCAGTTATATAAAATCATTCCCAGAATGGAGCTGGAAAGGTATAAGAAATGAATATCATAAAGACACTAACAAAGGTTCTGGTATAGATTGGAGTGCTTTACCTTATATAAAAGAAATGCCTATTATTGTAGCACAGATTGGCTATAAAGCAAACATTGCAGATATGCTTGCTACAAACATTGATAATCCAAACGTGCCTCTTCTTGAAAGAGGAGCAGAAACAAAACCTGCTTTAGAAGATATTATCAAATATCATTTAGAAGAAACTGACGAATAATATGATAACACTTGAAGAATTAAAAGGATCAGAATATAGAACAGTAGACTTTTACTTGTCAAAGTCTTGCAACAAGTCTTGTCATTATTGTACTGCGTGGACTTTAGAAATGCGATACCTACACACAGATATGGATCTAGTTCGTACTATTCTAAAGGGACTTGCTCCTTACAAAACACGTATCTGTTTATTAGGCGGCGAACCCGGACTTATTAAAAACTTAGATGAGATTATAGCAGAAATTAAAAAATATCCTAATCTAATTCCACAAGTATTATCTAATAGTTTAGTACGTAAGTTTTATCCACACATACTTGAAGATCCTGAAGTCATCTATATTGAACACTTAATATTAGACTTTTACGAAGATAAAATTGAAAAACTAGGAAACTATGATTGGTTTAAACCTAACGACTTAAACAACTATAATCTTATTATTGAAACACCTGGTTATTTTGCATATAGAGACAAGCACGATATAAGTCATATTGATCATAAAAATACAGAATTTAAAGAATATAATTCACGTTCGCCTGATTTCTTTAGTGATCACGAACTTGTACAAGCACCTGAATTAGAAAGACGTATTTGTGCTAAGTTTCCTCAAGTACCTGTGTTTGATTTTGAAATACAAAAGATTAGACATTGTAGTAGAAAAGCAATTAACGGATCACGTGAGTTTGATATTACAGTAGAAAATATTACTAAAATGATGGAACATGACTTATTCCAGTTTGAAAAATATTGTACAGTGTGTATGGATATTATTCCGCCTCGACCTAAAGTACGTAGGCAGGCAATACTAGAAAAAATAGCATTAGAGGAAATAAAATGAAACTATTTTCTGTAGCACTTAATATGCACGACCATAATACGTATAACGGAAAGACGCATTTACAAGTTGAAAGACATACTCGTAGAAAGCATAACTTGAACACAGATCCGCATGACGGCAAACCTAGTAGAGAATTCTTTGAACAGTATGTAAAAACAGAAGATGAAACATTATGCTTTACAGTTTCTAATCTTGGACAAGAGTTTGTAATTGATCTTATTGAAGAAAAGTTTGGTACAAAAGAATTTTTAGATTTTAAACCTACTAACTTATGGGACTACCATCAAGGGCAAGACTTTTATTATATTGACCATCATCAAAGTCATGCCGCATACGCTTTTTTAAGTTCTAAGTACGAACAGTCAGACATACTTGCTATTGACGGTAAAGGTTGGAAATTTAATTGCGTGTTTATCGACAAGCACGGACATATACACGACTTATCAGATAAACTATCAATTGGCGGATTGTGGAACAGACTATCACAAGACTTAGGATTTGGTTACTTAGGTGCCGGTAAAGTTATGGGTCTAGCAGGTTACGGTCAGTACGATTATCAAATACATGCTTTAATTGATTATTATATGAACAATGACTTTACACTACCAGAATGGTCAAAGAAAGTTTTAGATAGACATTTAAAAGAAGATGTTGCTTATACACTACAATGGGTAACTGAAGACTTAATCAAAAAATATGTGTATCCTTTAAAAACTTGTGACAACTTATGTGTAGCAGGAGGTGTTGCATATAACGGTTATGTAAATGAAATGTTTACTAAACATTATACTAATGTACATATTCCGCCAGCAGTTGGTGATGAAGGACAAGCACTTGGCACATATATGCATGCCGATTATGTACTAAACAAAAATATACACTTACCTAAAACAGCATCAGGTAAACATTTTGATTATGTGCTATCTGATAATTTTATTGATTTGGATATAAAGAAAGTTGCACAAGATATTGCAAACGGAAAAATTGTTGGATGGTTCCAAGGGTTATCTGAAAGCGGTAACAGAGCATTAGGAAATCGTAGTATACTTGCTGATCCTCGGAACCCTAACATAAAAAATATTATTAATACTACTATTAAAAAGCGTGAAGACTTTAGACCGTTTGCTCCAAGTGTGTTAGAAGAATATTACCAAGAATATTTTGATACTAATCAACCAAGTCCGTACATGAGTAGGATTATGCCAGTAAAATCAGATAAGATTCCAGGTGTAACACATGTAGACAATACAGCAAGAATACAAACAGTTAATCGAACACAAAACGAAAAGTTTTATGATCTTATTAATGAGTTTTATAAAATTACTGGAATACCAATGTTACTGAATACTAGCTTTAACTGCCAAGAACCTATTGTAGAAAACCCATACGAAGCATATGAAACTTACGAAGAAACTGCAATTGATATACTTGTAATAGATAATAAGATGGTTAGCAAATGATAGATTTACAACTATTTAAAAATATTATGGCTGAAGCTAGGAACAATTCAACGTTACTAGATTCTTATAGCCCAAATCAATTTAAAGCAAAAGAAAAAATAGTAGACAATGTTAATCAATTTGTAGATACTAACAGTGAAATTGTAATTTTAGGTGGATGGTACGGCAGTATATTAGTTCCGTTTTTTAAACATGTAAAAAGAATTACAATAATTGATTTAGATGATACTGCTATAAGTATATCTAAAAACAGGTTGTTTAGTCATTATAACAATATTGATTATATAGCAAGTGATGTGTTTGACAAAAAAAGACACGGAAGAATTATGAACGCTGATCTTATAATTAATCCTTCTTGCGAACACATGCCTTCTATGAAAACGTTAGATGCATTAAAAACATCTAAAGCATATTTTGCATTCACTTCAAACAACATGTACGATATTGAAGGACATACTAACTGTGTAAGTAGTATTCAAGAATTTAAAGATCAACTGCCAGATAATGCAACCGTGACAGTTGAAGACGAAATAAAAGATTCACGTGGCATTAGGTATTTAATAGTAGGTAAATTATGTTAGACTTATATCAAAATCTTACAGCATACGGTACAGTGTATGAAACTAGATACACAATGTCTAATGTAGACAAGTTTGTTGATTGGACAGAAGAAAATTTTGACTATGTAAGATATAATCCTCGTAAAGAAATTGATAGATGGGGACTAAGTATTACAAGTCTTGATGGCGGATTAAGTGGTACACCAGACTTAGATAGTCTTCCAAATTATAATAAAGAAAATAACACACAATATTACGAACAACATTTTAAAACACCTACTCCTGTTTATGATTTTCCTAGTGTTAAAGAGGTTCTTGATCCTATTAAAGATTATATATGTAGAACGCATGTATTAAAACTAAACAGCGGCGGATATTTTCCTCCTCACAGAGATTTTACAAGAGACATTTTTAAAACATATAGACTTATTATTCCTTTACGTAATATTGAACCACCTTGTTTTAATTTTGTTATAGAAGATAAAATACAAAACTTTAAAAACGGTGTTGTATATTTTGTAGATACTGCTAAGATGCATTATCTTTTTAATGCTAGTCAAAACCCTAGCTATATGATTGTTGTAAATGTAATCATAAACAAAGAAACAGTGGAGTTTGTTACAAACAATTTTTTATATCCATGAGAATAGAAGTAATACAAGATAAACATTTAGAAATGTTACAAGAATTTTGTAACAACTGTAAAGAATTAGGTTATGTAAACAATTCTAGTTTTGAACAAATGAGGCTCCTTTGGTGTAAGGAGAACGGAGAGTACTGGTGTGCTATTAAACAAGGAAAAATAGTAGCAGTAGCAGGATGCCATACTTTACCTGAAGTTAGTGATTCTGCCTACAGAATTTTATTTAGAGGTTGTGAACTTCCAAAATCAGATAATTTTAAAGGACTTGGAAAAGCACAGTGGAACAGTATTACGTTTAGAGATTTTGTTCCACAGTTTATTAAATATCTTCCAAATAGCCTTTTATACATTACTACAAATATTAATAACGACCATAGTAACGGTAGATCATCAAGGAATCATCGTACAATGACTTTAATGTCTAAGCAAGGCATATTAGACAACTGCGGAGACATGTTCTTAAACAACACTAACCAAACACTATGGCGGTTAAATACTAGTGAATACCTAAGACGTAGAGAAAGGATAGGTAATGAGTACGTGGCTAAATCCTAAACATTTAAATGAAGCAAAAACAAAAGCTGGCAAACCTACAGCAGGTTATTGGTGGCATTTTGGTTTGGCAATAAAAGAATTCTTTTTCCTATTACTAGTTTGTATAGGAAGTTTAATTCATGCAGTTTTTCCTTGGGTACTTGATTTTAAATTATTAGAATGGAGAATCAATAGATTAAAAAAACTTAAGAAACAACTGCCTGATGACCCCCAACTACAAAAGGTACATTTTGATGACTAACGTATTAGACTTAATAGCATATAAAAACGGTGAATATAAACCACTAGGAGAAATTGGACCAAGTATACTCGACTTTGGGTTTATTCATTGTGATGCTACATATGATGTAATGCCAGTTTATAACGGTAAAGCATTTTGTTACGAAAGACACTTAGAAAGATTTAAGAATAGTGCAGAACGTTACGGGCTTACTATTCCAGACGTTGATCCTCTAGAGATTATTAAAGAACTTGCAAAGCGTAATCCAATTGATAATGCATTTGTATGGTTTTTAATCTGGAGAGGATTCCCGCCTAGTGGTAATCCAAGAGACTTAGAAAATTGTCCTGTAAACTTTGCTATGTATATCAAACCAAGTTATCCTATAGCAAGTACACCATTAGTAAGACTTTACTTAGATAAGAAAACTAATAGAGTTAATGATGACTATTACGGACAAGAATATAAAAATATGGCTTGGATAGACTTAACAATGAGTCAACGCAACACACCAGCAGGCTATGATACAACTGTGCTTGTTGATATAGATGGCCATGTAACAGAAGGACCGGGATTTAATGTGGGTATTGTTAAAGATGGTGCAATCTATACAGCAGATAAAAATGTTTTAAAAGGCATTACTATGAGCGTAGTTGAAGATATTGCTAACGAAAATAATATTTCTTTTAAACGTATGCCAATTACACAAGAAATGTTCATGTCAGCAGACGAGACTTTTATTACAAGTTCAAGCGGTGGAGTAACGCCTACTACTGTAACTGGAGACGTTACACATTTACTAGTATCAAAATATAAAGATAAAAAAGAACAGTATGCTACAGAACTGTGATCCTTATTATAGAACCATTCCTTATGCAATAGGCGATTCTACAAAGCAAGAGCTTTTAGATATAGCTCTTACTCCTGATGCATTTATAGATATAAGTTATAAAATAAGTTTCTTTAAATTACCTAGTACTATACAAAAATTTAACACAACTGGTTTAGACTGTGTATGTCAAATATTAAAAGTATCAGAGTCAGGTAGTAAAATACACAAGGATAAAAATCGTTATAACGAATACGAAAATATATACATGCCACGTCAAACTGTAATTAGTTTTCCATTAACAGAAAATTGTGGAGAAACATGGTTTTATAATGACAAAGAAGAAAATGTTGCAAAGATAAATTATGACGGCTATGGTGCAGTGTTAAATACTGGTGAACACTTTCATAATGTTTACTTCACAGAAGACGATAATACTAGAATTGTTTTCCAGTTATGCTTTGAAGAAACATATAATGAAGTATGTACTTTGTACGAAGAGCATTTGAAAGGATTTGTGCTATGAACAACGATTATATTTTAACATTACCTAGTCTTTTAGATGAAGATTATATGAAAAAAATAGGTAAAGAAACTTTAACAGAAGAATGGTTAAGCATAGGTGATGTACAAGCACTCCGTAAATTTACAGATACAGTTACTATAGATGTTGAATCAGATCCGTATTTAAAAAGTATAAGAGACACATATCCTAAATTAGAATCTTATATAAAGTTATTAAAAATGGATAAAGGACAATGGCCTACTCATGTTGATACACAACGTAGTTGTGCAATAAATATTCCTATTCAAAATTGTGATGAAACTAAAGTCACACAAATGGGTAAAAAAGGAAAACTAGTAAAGAGTATTGTAACAACTTTTGGTGATGTAGAAGCTGAATGGCATTCACATCAGTATGTACAATATGTAGCTGACGCTGTAGTAGATTTTGAATTTGCATTACAAGGGCCAACTTTATTTAACACTAAGATTCCGCATGGCGTTATTAATTACACAGATACTCAAAGAGTTATAGCTACATGGTCATATGATGACGATTTTGATAATGCAAAAAAGGATTTCCTTAATGGATAATAAAAAGTGGGACGAAGTCTACACAAGTAAAAACATTGCTTGGGGTAAGTCTACTAGTACCTTCTTAAAAGAAGTAATACATATGTTTCCGGAAAAAGGCAAAGTTCTTGACTTAGGTTGTGGTGAAGGCAGAAATCTACAGTATCTTATTAATAAAGGATATAATGCTGTAGGGTATGAATTTTCAAATGTAGCAATTTCTCAAGCAGTAACTAAAAATATAAAACATAAAGATCTTATACAAGAAGAATGGAATATAGGTAAATTTGATGTAGTTATAGATTTTGGCTTTTATCATTTTTATCCAACAGATAAACAAAACGAATATTTTAAAAAGTTAGATAGTGTATTAAACACTGGCGGAATTTATATAAATGAATCTGCTAGACTAGTGGGAGATCCTTGGACAGGCGAAGATAATCCTTTAGGTTATAAACCCCCTCAGCTTCAGCGATCTGACTTTGATATTTTTGATAATTATAATAGAGTAGTTCTTAATAAAGGAGAATTGCCTGCTCACGGAGATTGGAAAACATATCTTTGTTGGCAAGCCGTATATAAAAAATGAAAAATGCAATAATTTTTAACGATAGTGGACAGGATCTTACCCGTAGAACTATGGGAGCATATAAAGTAGCTGATATGATGAGAAAGGTTGGCTGGACAGTTGAGATAATAGATTGGGTTGAGCATTGGTCAGATAAAGAGGTACAACAGTTTGTTGATCAGTTACCTTATAAAGTTACTTTGTTTGCCTTTGGTAATCTATGGATGACAGATACAACTGTCGTAAATAAAATAAGTTTTTTGAAAAAAACATATCCAGGTTCAAAGTTTTTATTAGGAGGACCTAAGCCATACCAAACAGACTTTGGTGCTGACTGTATGGTGTTTGGTTATAGCGAAAAAGCTCTTTTGCCTGTATTAGACTGGATGTTTGACGGTGGCGAACAACCTAAAGGAAGGTATCCTGAATGGGCACCTAATAGTTTGCTAGTAGATGCTAATCATATGTATGCGGGACTAGACATAGATAAATTTGATTGCGAATATCACTCTCATGATTTTATTGAGAATCATGAAGCACTAACATTAGAAACTAGTAGAGGATGTAGATTTAAATGTAAATATTGTAATTATGCATTTTTAGGAGTCAAAGAAGATTATGGTAGATCTGAAGATGATATGTATAATGAACTAATGCGTAATTACGAAAAATGGGGTACAACAAATTATATTATAAGTGATGATACTTTTAATGATAGAGATAACAAGATTGAAAAATTAGCGTTAGCTGTTGAAAGACTTCCTTTTGAACCTAACTTTACTTGTTTCATAAGATTAGATCTAGTTATATCAAAACCACATCAAGTAGACTTATTGATAAGAGCAAGGTGTTGGGGACATTTTTATGGAATAGAAACATTTCATCCACAAGCGGCAAAAGCAATTGGAAAGGGTATGCACCCTGATAAAATTAAAAAAGGGCTGTTATGGATTAGGGACGAATTTAATAATCGATTAGGTCTATATAGAGGCACTTGTGGAATGATAGCTGGACTACCATATGAACCTGTACAATCTTGGTATGATAGTTTAGACTGGTTAGATAAAAACTGGGAAAGTTTCTTCTATTGGGGATTACATATAAGTGATGATCCTGATACACAAACACAAAGTGACTTTAGTGTTGACGCACAGAAGTTTGGTTACTTTGAAACAAAAAATCAAGAAGTACTTGACTGGTCTATTGAAAAAGGATATAACGTTCCTTTTAAAGCTGATCCTATGGGAAGACTTAATAACAAGTTAGATAATAGAGCGTTAGTATGGGAAAATGATATTACTAATTTTAAAGAGGCATCATTGTTTGGAGAAATGTATCACAACAAATACTTTTTTAAACAACGACTTTCAAATTTTGATATGACTGAATATATAGGAAAGTTTCCAGAAGATAAAAAAGAACTGTTAAGTTTGACTTTAGATGAAATGTACTTAAAAAGAAAATATTCTTCTGTTAACAAAAAAAGAATAGAACAGTATAAACAACATAAACTATCTCTTTTTAAATAATTTGATTTTCTATTTGGTAATCGATATGATTATCTAAATGCGGTATTAGGTTAAAGTTAAGAACATATCTATCGTTATTGTTGTGAGAATTTACAGCACCGTGTGGCTTACCAGTATCAAGATAAAACATTTTATTTGACCTTGTAAAAGAATAATCTTTACCTAAAACTCTCCAAGTATAATCAGCACCTGGAGTAATACAAATGTGCATCCTAATTCCTCTATACCAAGGATAATCAATATGTGCAGTTTTTTCTTGACTTAGTAAATCGTGTCCAGCTTCTAGTTTTATTAATCTTATTTGTGTTACTTGTCCTTTAAATTTACTAACAACTTCATCTAAATAAGGAAACCAAGCAGGACTCTTTTCTGTATATTCAATATCTATTGGACTATCAATTGTTTTATGAGAATGTACATTACTTGATAATCCTTGCCCTAATGGGTCTTTAGAATTTAATGTTGATTTAAAACAAAGTCCGTAGTAGCCCGGAACCACATGTTTCCCTACAGGACTGTCAACAGTATATGGAATCATTTTAAAATTATTTAAAACATCTTTTATTCCTCTATCAATTTCATCTAAATTTACATCGTATCTATTGGGTAACCCAACTACATTATGTTTGCTTGGCTGGTAGTTGGTATATAGCTCTTGCCATTTATTCACATCGTACATGTACATATTTATAGGCAATAAATACTAACAGTTAAAAAAGAGAACCCTAATATGACCAAAGACATAGATCTTAACAATATGAATTATTACGAGCTCGAGCCAGAGAATAATTCGTTTTATGATATAGTAGTTGATATTACTCACCGTTGTAATATGGAGTGTAAGAACTGTTATGTTCCAAATAGATTTATACCAGATATGCGACTAGCTGAATATACTAAATTTGTAGCAAAATTACCAAAGCCAGTTATGTTACGCATTGTAGGAGCGGAGCCAACTCTTCATCCAGAACTTACAGAGTTTATAAGAATTGGATTTGAACACGGGCATAATTGTATCTTAATTACTAACGGACTTCGATTAGCTAGTCAACCCTTTGTAGATAAAGTAGAGGCAACTGGACTAAAACATGTATACATGAGTTTGAACGGTATAGATAACGATGATTGGTACGAACAGATAGATGAAATGAGATGTGCTACTAAAAAAATAAAAGCATTTATAAATTGTAAAGATAAGTTTAATATGAATGCAGGAATAATTTTAGTAAAAGGTATTAACGAAGAAGCTCCAAGAGCCGCCTTTGATTTAATTACTAGAGAAAAAGTTCCTGATATAACCTTGCGTTTTAAGAATGTAGGGCAACTTGGAAGATATCAAAAAGATGCTGACGAAAATTTAAAAATGGCAGATATGGTAAAACTATGTGCAGATCAATTAGGTTTTACAGAAGATTATATTTGGAGTCATTATGGTAAGCCTCATCGATATAGTAATGTTGTAGAACCAGGCACTATTGAGTTTCCATTAGATCCTAATAATAAAGAAAGATACAAAGGGCAATGGGTAAAGATAACCGATTGGGATACAGATAACGAAGTAGGTATTCCTGATCCTGGTAGTGTACGTAGAGGGAGAGTAACTAAAGATTGGAAAGTAGCACCTTTCTATGAGCATGTTAAGATGAACGAAGGCGAGTACTAATGAAAGTAAAGGATCTAAAGTTAGATTTTAGTGATGTACTTATTGAGCCTTGTGAGAGTGAGATTACTCTTACACGTAAAAGTGTTGACATTGAAATAGAGTGGTTAGATACTACAGCAACTCCTGTAATAGTATCTAATATGCTTAGTACTGGTACTTATAAGATTGCAAATATACTTACTCCAGAACGCATCTTTACATTCATACACAAAGAATATACTGTTGAACAGCATATTAATGAATTAGAAAAAATGAAAGATAGAAGGTTCATAGCTATTACTAGTGGTGTACGCTTACAAGATAGAGAAAAAACAATCGAAGTAATTAGTAAGTTTCCTGATATCGGAATAATCAATGTTGACATTGCAAATGTATATGCTAATATACAAGGTATGATTGATACAATAAAATTATATAGAGAAAAATTTCCTAACATACAAATATGTGCTGGCAATGTAGCAACAGCAAGTCCTATACAAAAATTTGTTAAAGCAGGAGCAACATTAATTAAAGTAGGTGTTGGTAGTGGCGCCGCCTGTAGAACACGTTCAGAAGTAGGTACAGGTGTACCGCAACTAAGTGCTATTATGGATTGTTATACAGAAGCACAAAAGTATGGTGTAGGAATTATATCTGATGGCGGATGTGTTACTGCTGGCGATATTTGTAAAGCAATTGGCGCTGGTGCTAAAATGGTAATGATAGCAGGTATGGTGTCTAAGTCAGAAGAGTGTGATAATATTGTAGAAATAGATGGTAAAAAATATATAAACTTTTACGGTTTAGGTAGTACAACTATGTACAATCGTACAAATCCAACAGAACAAGAGTATAGGCCTAACGAAGGTAGAGACTTGTTAATACCGTGTAAAGGGTCGATTAAAAGCATTTTAAAGCAGATACAAGGCGGTTTACGTAGTGTATGCACTTATGTAGGTGCAGAGAACATAACACAGCTATATAAGTGTACTACGTTTGTTCGTGTAAACAACCAAATTAACAACAGTTTGGCGAAGTATGAACAATGATAGATTATGCTAATATATTAAACAATGGTGTAGAAATAAGCAGTAGTGGTACTACAGGACCTGCTAAAAAGGTCTTTAGAACGCCAGATAACTTAAAGGCTTGTATTGATGTTGCTATTGAGGCTCAACAGCTTGTACGAAGCTCTAAGGTGCTTACAGTAACTCGTATGACACATGCAGGCGGCTTATTAACACAAACATTACCTGCTTATAGTATAGGTGCAGATTTTAAAGTACAACAATTTAATGCTTTTACATTTTTAAAAGATTTTAAAGATTACACACATACATTCCTCGCTCCGGCACAAATGACCGCACTTATGAATACAAAAGGATTTGAAGATTGTGATCTTACAGGCAAACGTATACTAGGAGGAAGTGATCCTGTTAGTTGGGAAATGGTTGAAGCATTTGTAAGTAAAGGTGCTGTTGTACAGCCTAACTGGGGAATGAGCGAAATAGGACCAATTACTATTAATATAGAATTTGATAGCATTGATAAAGTACAACACGTAAAATCAAAAACACCAGAAGGTTATACTATATTAGGAGATAAATTTTATTGTGATTGGAAAATAGTCAAACACGAATTATATGTAAAAGGACCGACTAGTATATATAATGATTGGTATGCTACTGGAGATTTAGTATCTCTTGATATGGGTAGACGGATGTACTATCTTGGACGAAAGGAAAACATATGAAAAAGTGTATGTTCAAATTTGATTTTGATTATGATAAAGAAAAACTTTTAAAAGAATCACAGTTACTAAATTATACACCTGTTAATTATAATAATTTTTTAACACGATCATCTAATGAAACTAACAATGATAATCTTTCTTTTGTTGAAAAAGACAAACAATGGTGGGATAAACAAACATCTTGGAATGCATCAAGAGAGCCTAAAAGCAAAAATGCTAATCTTTCTGAAAGTAAACGTATTATAGAATTATTCAAAAAAGTTTGTAATACTGATAAAATTAGACCTAGTTTCTTAACTCAAAAAAAAGATACAGAAGTTTTATTACATATTGATCCAGGTACATTATGTAAAATCAATCTTGTTTTGCAAGGAGGTCAAACTCCTATAAATTTTCAAGGATACGGAGACGAACTTTACGAAGTAGCATTATTAAATATAACGTTGAACCATAGTGTACCAATTCAAACAGACCAAGATAGAATATTATTTACACTACGTTTTACACATCATAGTTATAACTATGTACGTCGAAATCTACAAAATTATTTTAGGAGCAGTAAATGAGACCATACTTTGAATATGTAGAAGGTATAAACTTTTCGGAAGAAACACGCAAAGCACTAGCAGAAAATATTCTATCTAATGCTGAAGATTATATTCGCAGTTCAAACGATCATGCTAACAAGTACGGAAAGTATGATTGGAATTGGTTTTGTCCAAGGGATTTAATTCCTACACAACTTATGGACGAAGTAGGAAAACTTTTTAAAATAGATGTAGCATATGAAATACTAGGACAAACACCTTACACTGACGGTAAGATACATATTGATCGTAAAGTAGAAGGACTACCTCCTAGAGTAACACTTATTAATTTTCCTATATATCCATTTGATATGAATACATACGGACCAACAAACTTTTTTAAACTTACGTCAGGAAAATATTCTGATTACGATAACGCTGTATTTGAAAAACAATGTAGTGTTGACTACAAACATAATAAGCCTGTAATTTTTAACTTACAAGAATATCATAATGCTGTTAATGATACAAATGATTATAGATTTAATTGCCAGTTTACAACTGGTTTAGAATTTAATGAAATTATTGAATTGTATGATAATAAAGAATTATTTAAACTAAGTTAACCCAAGCACTGTTTTCATAGCCTTGGAATTTATTATCAGTAGTATTGTAAATAACCATTCCGTTTGCGGCTGTAAGTGCATTACGTTCTGTAGTTGTCATTGATCCAAACTGTACAAATCCACCTGAAGTTACATTACCTGCTGAAACAAGATCGTTGTTACCTTTAATACGTAATGCTTCACCGTACGTGCTAACTGCCCCGTTTCTAGTTCTAATAATAATATCAGCATCAATATTTACTGTGCTTGCTGAATTGATAACAGTAGTCATATTTGCTGTAATCATATTATTGCCCGAATCATCTAATGCTGACCAAGCAAAGCCGCCAATACTATCTCCTGCTAGAGCAGTTGTTTTGTTGGCAATAGTACCTCTTGCTTTATAAAAACCAAATTCGTGTGATATAGCACTATCTTGTACGTTTCTCAATTGAAACGTTGATAATGGAAATGATCCGGGTACAGTTGTGTTATAATAAAACACATTTGGGTTAACACTTTTTGTACCAATATCAATATTGTTGTCAAATGTAGACGCCTGCATAGCATTAATTTTACCAAGCAACTCACCTTTAACAGCATCTACTAAACTTGTACTGTCATCACTAAATAATGAACCAACTACATCACCGTTAACATTACCAACTACGTTTCCAAAGTGTGTACCTGTTGTAGTACCAACTACGTTACCTGTAACTGATCCTGTAACATCACCTGTTAAGTTACCAACTACATTAGTTGCTGTAACTGAACTAGTTACTACTGGTCCTACAATTCTTCCGTTTATAGCGTCAACTAGGAGCGTTGAGTCATCACCATAAATGTTACCACGTATGTCAATTGCTGGATTATCTGTTGCCGCCCAATTTGAACCGTTGTATACAAGGATCTGATCGTTCTGTGCGGCTAACGCTTGTACGTTACCTAAATCTTCTAAATTCTGTGTTGATACAGATACTGGAGTACCACCTGTTGTGGCTCCGTCTCCAACAAATACTTCTTTGCTGTCTGTTGTGTAAACAAGTTCACCTTCAGCTGGTACATAACCTGGACTGGTTTGTAGTGCTGTTTTGGTGCCTCGTTTGATTCGTAAAGTACCCATGTAATGCTCCTAATTCATTGTTACATGTATTTATATCAAAACTACGATATCTCTACTTTTTCTTTTTAGTAGGATTCTTTAAAAATGCTCTAGTTTGCTTTTGAACATCACGTTTTACCTTTGTTGTATTTAATCTAAAGTCTACATGCACAATATCATCGCCGTATTCGTTAAACAAATCGGCGATAGTGTCGTCTAAATTTGCGCCTGTACTACGTTTAGCATTACAATCTATCTCCCATATTTTACCTTTTTTAAACTCGATACGTATCGAATGAAGATAATTTATGGGTATAGTCTGTATATCTATATCTCTAAAAACTTCAGGCCAGTGTTTAATTACATCATCAGGTAGTGGCTTTGGCACTAGTTTTCTTCTTTGTAGTAGGAACAAGCTCTTCTGCTTGTGCTCTAAGCGCCTTTGCTTCTTTGTATAGTCTGTCAGCATCACTGCGATATTTTGCGGCTAAATCAGCATCAGTTAATACACCGTCATTAGGTGCTTGTAAATTAGCGGCTTTTGCTTCAGCTACCACTGCCGGATTTGTTGGCTTTGGCATTTCACTAACACTACCAGCTTCAGTAATACTTTCACCTGGTTTTAGTTCATTGGGATCTTTAAGAGCCAAGTCACTAATAGTAACACCTCTTTGATCTGCAATAATTTTGTTAAGTTCATCTAGACCAATTACGGTTGCAGTGTTTGGTGTCATTTCAATTTCACTCATAGGTAACGGTTGTAATTTACCTGTGCTATGAAACCTTGCTAACATGTTAGCACCATCACTAAGTTGAGTTCTTGACATTACTTCAGCAAATTCAAATGCTGTTTGTGCCGAATTACTTTCAACTGTTTTAATTAAGACATCGTGATCTTCATCTCTAAGTGTAGCAGTATCAATTACTAAAGAATTCACAGGTGGATTTTCACCTGGAATAACTCTGTATGCTACTACAACTTTACGATTATTTTTCTTAAGTCTGCCTACGTGTTTAATTTCGGCCATTATGCATCTCCTTTAGGTGCTTCCGCTGGAGCAGTTCCTTCAGTCTTTGCTTTTGCTTCTTCTTCAGCTTTCTGGACTGTTTGTAGGAATGCATCTAATTTATTAAATGTTTTTCCAACTGCTTCCATTTCGTTTGCTTTGAATGCGCCTCTTTGTGATGCGACATCAATAATAGATCTTAGTACTCCAAGATCTTGTACAGTAAGTTCAACCGGTGCTGTTGATACACCTGCTTGTGGTGCTTCACCTGCGGGTGCCGCTTGAGCTTCTGCTGTTTTATTTTCTTCAGACATATTGTTTACTCCTTGTATGTATTATATATGCACTTAATATTTATTTGTACTTCAAAAGTGGACATGCTAAAACGAAATAAGAAAGCTCTTTTGGGTCTTCAAACCCTGCTCTAAGAACCGTTTCAATCTTATTTTCTTTAGTTAATCCTATCACTTTTTTTAGAAAGTATCTCTTTTTTAGATTACTATCAATCCATTTAGAAATAGCATTTTCTATATTATAAGTGTGTGGTAAGTCTATTGTGGTAAGATGTGAAGACTCATAAGATAGCCTTCTTATCTCAAAAAAATCTTGAGCAGTAACTCTATTTTTAACGATCAACGTGCCTCCTCATAGTGAGCAGTTACACCAAACGGTGCTTTAGTATTCTTATCATGATGTCCATGTATAATGAATACTGTTTCGCAGTAGTCTTCATCTCCCCAACTACCAAATGGGTATCCATCTGTAAACATAATAAACTTCTTAGGTGTTATATTATGTTCTTTCATATATTCCCAATTAGTCATAAAGTCAGTACCGCCACCGCCTTGTATATCGTAACTAAGCAAGTCCTCACCGCCATCTGCACTAAAGTCTTGTTCATTATATACGGCTGTATCAAATGTCCATAACTTAATATTATAATCTTTATATTCTTCCATAATGCCTTTAATCTCACCTAAGAAATCTTTAGCCTGATGATCACCAATTGAACCACTCATGTCAAGTCCAATAGCAACATCAATTGTATCCATAAAGTTCATACCTGGAAGTATTGCACCAGTATGCCAGCCTTTACGTGAAGGACGACTAAACGTATAATCGTTTCTAATTGTAGATTGTATTTGCTGACGTAGTAGTTCACGCCAGTTCATTTTAGGTTCTGTAAGTTCTTTAATAATACGTTGTACTTCTGCAGGAGTGTTACCAGCACCTGCGGCTTGTGCAGAACTTAACATGTTTTCTTTTACTTCGTCACGTATCTTTTTAAGTTCTTCTTTGGTGTATGTAGGACGACCTTCGCCTTTGCCTTCTTTGCCACCGCCTTTGCTTTCGTTACTACCTTCTGATTCTTTTTCCCAGTCAACGTGTTCATCAAGTAAATCACCAAGTGCTTCTAAATATTCTTGACCTTTTTCTTCTGCTTGTTTAAACAAGTCATCATACACTGCTTCACTCATCCAACCATCATATTTAAAGTCTTGATAGCATTGTACAATCTTAACCATTTCACCAATACGGTCACGTACTAATGTATTGTTTACGATGTAATCACATGCGATATTGTGTAGTACTGGAATACGATCTTCTCTACGTGTAATATGATCGAAAACACAATGTAAAATCTCGTGTGCGATTACAAATTCTATTTCCTTATTGCTCATAGCATTAAAGAATTGTGTGTTATAATATAAATGTTTGCCGTCTGTAGCGGCAGTAGGACACCAATCATCACAGTTTTTAACAATAAGCCTAGTAGCCATATTGCCAAAGAATGGGTGTCTAAGTAGTAAACCAACACGAGCAACAATAATTCTATCAGCTACGTCTATTCGCATTTCTGCAAGTTCTTGCTCAGTAATGTCTGGATTAGGTTGAAAACCTTTTGTATCTATGCCCATATTGTGTACTCCTTGTGTGCCATTTTATACTTACAGTATACAGTATTTAATACCATTTGTCAACAGTTTTGGTAAAATATTGGGCAAGGTCTTACCAGCATAAGCCGTTGCCTTGCCCAATATCACCGTGCCTATTAGGCACTCTGTGCGGCTTGGATATACTTACCAAAACGCTCATGGAACTCATCAAAACACTCTACTTCATCTGGGTCGATTGGAAGTGAGTATTGTGTTAGAGCTAGTTTGATACCCATAACAACTAATTCAGTATCAAAGTTATCCATTGCAAACCTTAAGAAGTTATTTACTTTGTTGTCAAACTTCTTATCGTTTTTATCGCATGCGTCTTTAAGTTCATAGCAAAGTGAAACAGTCAAGGAATACATGGCACTGATTTCTTTAGTTTCACAATCCTTAACCTTACCTTCAAGTATGTCAGTAGGGTCAGGAAGTTTTGAAGCAACCTTACGATGCGCCATAAACTTAACGGCAAGTCCTTCGCCGACAGAACCACTTACCAAATCGGTAGTGGTGTTCTCATCATCATCGTCTTCGATAAGCTCGGAAACAAATGACCAAGAACGAGGTGTAGCAAACGAACGACTTGGGCTCTTTGGATCAAAGTCATACAAGTCCTTCTTGCTAAAAGTTAAGTAACCAACAACATCTTGGTGTATGTCGTTGTCTACTGCCCACTGGAACCAGTCATCAAAATCAACTGCTAGTTCTAAGTGAACAAATCTATTTGCTAACGGAGCAGGCATTCTATAAGTAACACCTTTGTCAGCATCTCTATTACCAGCCGCAACAATCAAAACATTGTCTGGTAATTTGTATTGTCCAATACGTCTGTTAAGAATAAGTTGGTAAGCGGCCGCTTGTACAGCCGGTGCCGCAGAATTCATTTCGTCTAAGAACAAAACGATGTAATCGAATTGTTTAGCAAACTCTTCCGTAGGAAGTTCTTGCGGTGGTGCCCAAGCCATTACATTATCATTTGCCGAATAGTATGGAATACCTTTAATATCTGTAGGTTCCCAAAGTGACAAACGTATGTCAATTAAATGTGATTTTTTAAGTTGTTTAGTGATCTGTCCAACGATATCAGACTTACCAATACCTGGAGGTCCCCACATAAACACAGGACGTTTCTTTTTAAAAGCTCGTATAATGCTTTTTTTTGCGCCATTAGGTGAAACAGTACGTAGTGCAGTATTTTCCATATTATATTCCTCGTTTGTTGTTATCAGTGCCATACTTTATTTCTAAGTATGTATATATTATACGATCATTAACTTCGAAAGTCAACCACTTTTGGACATTTTTTATAAATTATTTTTTTGTACCATTTAATAGAACCTATGCGACAGACGCCTAAAATGTACGATTTTCACGTCTAAACGGCTCTTAAACTGCATTTAACGTTTTTCTGGGGTGTTTGTATGTATTAGACTATAAGACCGTTATAAGAGCATTTAATGACGGTTTATTCGTGCCGTTTCATAGCCTTTGTAAGTCCGTACTTGCGTAAGTCCCCACTAAAAAGGTGTAATTCCATGCTCTTTTTTTCGTCTGTAACCCATATACTATATGATGTTAGATAGTAAGGACATGTAATAAATTGGTCTAAAAATATATAAGTTTGTGTTGTAAATTTAAAATCCCTAGGAAAAGGAATCTCGTACATCTGAATATCTAAATTTGTACCTAAAAAATCAAAGCCAGCTTCAGTAAGTCTTAGTCCGCCTGTTGATTTGCCTCTGGTGTTCTGCCACCAGTCTGACATATACTGTTTAACATTAGCATCACTGATAGCTGTGTCTGATTGTTTCAGAAAGACTTTAGTATATGTTTCTTTCCAGTTCATTCATCTGTAACCAGTTCACCTGAGGTAAGTTTATATACTGCAAAGTCTTCGCTTCTGAAAAGGTCGTTTAATTTTTTTGCTAGATTATGTGCATGTCCTGGATTTGAAAAAGATACTTTTTTGTATTTAGGTCCAGGATAGTTTGTAATTGCGTTTGACGTCTTTAGATTGAATGGAGCACCTTTAAAAAATACAGCCCAAATAGCTTCGGCTTGTAAAACTTGCTCGCATTTGTAAGATGCTTTGTCAACATTCTCTAAAATAATCGTTGGTTTTGGTCTACTCATATGCGTATCCTTTTAATTAACTACGCATATATTTATCTTTTTTTATTAGAAAAGTGCTACTATATTAAACTTGTTGAGTGTTCATATAGTCTATTAGAATCTTAACATCATCTTGATTAATACAAAATACGTGTTGTATCTTGTTTGGATTACCGTCATACTCTTGTATTAACTTTTCAACTAGAGTTGGATAAAATTGAGGATCTGTTATAGTACCTGTACATAAATCTTCTGATTCAAATGTAGGTTTTGTAAATAGATAAGGGTCGTTTTGATTTAAAAATAATACTAATATAAACCACTTCATTTCCAGTCTCCACCGCCGTCCATAGTAACTGTTACAGTTTCATCATCTGCACTAGATTTATTATCAACGATAAGTTTTTCTAGTCTTCCTTGATGATTTGCCATTACAGTTCCTAAGGCGTATACAAGTGCTTTAGCTTGTGCTAGTGGAATTCTGATTTCTTTTTGGTTAGTAGTTTCAGCAGTCTTTACAACTTGTATAAACTGTTGAATTGGTATAGTATTAATTGGTTCGTTTGTTTGCATCTGAAAGTTCCTGTCTCATTGTAAATTCAGTTTTAAAAGGACCTTTGTAATCATACTTTTCAAGTGTGACTAGTTTAGGACAAAAACTTCGTACCCAACCCTTGTCAAAGTGAATAATGTAATATCCTGCCGCATACAAACTCTTAGACTTTTTACTTTTAGTAAAGAGAGGTAATTTCTTTTGTACATTGTACATTACATTGTAAGGTGTACTAGACGTCGAAAAACCGTGTATTTCTTTAGTAGCAGAACTACCATCTGATATAGTTGCTTTATCATAACTAATACCACCAATAAAACTATTAAATGATTTAATATCAGTAAAGTAATCTGTTCCAGATGAACAACTATACATGTATCTTTTGTCTTCTTGTTTTGATAGTGTACCAATACGTTCACCATCTTTTTCTACAATCCAAAATTTGTTCTTTAGGATTGGCTTTGCCTTAATTGTCATTCTTGCCTCCATGTTATGAATACCTCGCATTGAGTGGATCAGCATATAACTGAACATTGTCTGCAATCCGTTGCATATCGTGTTTAGCACAAAATTTCATTAAACGCATACCTACTTGTGTAACTTCTTTTGCAACCATGTTGTCTTCAATTACATCGTTAATAATACTTCTAATGTTGCCGGGTTGTGCAGTTAAGTCACAAAGGACAACGTTACGTTGATAGTCATCAAGTACACGATGTTCTACACCTTCGTGATCAGTCCAGCGTTGTAGCATCATGTTGTTCCAGTTAAAGCCTTTATTGTCTTTATCTTCAAATGCTTCAATAAGACCAACTTTGTTCTTAGTACCTTTTGTACGTACACCAGGGTATGCACTAAACACATTATCACTTGTGTCACCACGCATACACTTTTCAAACAACATAAATTCTGGATTAGGAGCAGGCTTCGGCTCTTTAGTTTTCTTGTCAATAACAGGTTGCCTTTTCTTATCGTCAAAGTAACCTTCATGTGAAATAATTGTATTACTAACACCATTGTACTGTGTTACGTTCGGACCAATAAGTTGTGCAAAGTCACCGTCAGTACTAATAATAACATGTTTATCATTAGGATGTGCTTGTACCCAACCTGCAATAAGATCATCTGCTTCTAGCTCAGGGTGTTGCATCACAGTACAATTAGTCTTTGTAGTTACAAAGTCTTTAAACTCATCGAACATCTCCCAAAACACTTTATCTTCTTCAGCTTGCGATTCAGTAAGTGCATCACGTGCAACCTTTCTATTTCTCTTGTAAGGTTCGTAAAAGTCTTTACGCCAACTGCGTCCTTCTAAACAGAACACAACATGACTGCCATCAAAGTCAGCCCATGCTTTTTTAATACTGCTTAGTGTAATATGAAAAGCCATGCCTATCTTTGTGTCAAGATCACCACGTATTACATGTCTTGCACGAAAGAATGTGTTAGCTGTGTCTACTAGAATATATGTCATTAGTTTGCCTTTTTGTAATTTATAGTAGTATTATAGCACCAGATCTGGCTTATGTCAAGCATTATTTAACTTCAGCTTTACCATTATCGTCTGCTTTACTAGTTTCAATATATCCCATACCTCGATCAGTTTGTTGACCGTCTTCTTCTAACATCTGTGTAGCAATAGTTCTAAACCATTGATCAACAATATGCTCTGGTTGTTCGCCTGAGTATCCTGCATCAATAAGTTGTTCAATAAACTCATTGTTCCAATCGAGCTCAAAGAAACCGTTCTTAATGTTCTCTGGATTCACTTGTGTATCTAGTACTGCTACCCAAGGCTTCTTATCTTTAGTTGCTTGTGCTTTTTCTTTTTCAAGAATAGCTCTACGTTGTTCTTCTGCTGTAAGTTTTTTTACTTGTTCAGATTTCATACCCAACGCTTTTTTTACTTTATCTAACATATATTACCATCCTGCCTTTCTTATTTTATCTTCGTTAATAGGTGCTTTCATAGCTTTTTCATGTTGCTTATTTTTGTATCGTGCATCAAGTGCCCCACGCATTTCCGAAGAGTGAAATGTGTAGTCTTGGGGTAAATCTCCATCCTTCTGCCATACACGCTTCAGCCACGTCTTTAACGTTGAGGGCATATTCTTCACTGCGTCCACCCAACGGCATAAGATATACTGGACATTGTACCCCGGCACCTTGATAAGCACTGACAGCTCTTTTAACTTCATCAAAATCATCTTGAGTAGCGACAACAAACTTAAGATAGATGTCGCTATCAGTAACAGTGTTATACTGCTCAGCCACATCAGGCTTAATAGCAGTATCCCAAGGTTCTCCGCTAACACTAAGTTTTGGGGAACAAGACCAAGTAACTTGGATTCTGTCTTGATCGTTGAGATAGTTGAAGAAATCGTTGTGTAAGTGTTGTGTAGTATTTGTTTCAAATGTAACATTCCTTAAATCCTGCATACGTGGATGTTCAAATAAATCGATGTAGAGCTTTTGCCACGCCAATAAAGGCTCTCCACCTGTCATGATCAAATGTACGTCTTGACCATTATCTTGTACCCACTTACCGTTAGGAGTAAGTGATAGTAAATGTTCAACAACAGCATCAACACCTGCTAGTTTGTTAAAGTGTTTAAACTCAGGATAGATACTTGCATATGTATCACAGCCTGTGTGTATAATAGGCAAGTCGTTAAATTCTTTTGTAGTTTCGTGTACACCTTGATTGATAAGTTCCATTACTTCTGCGTTATGTTTCTTACCTGCTTTGTGTTGCTCCCAACGATCACGTTTTTCGTCTGTACCAAAGTTCATACAACGAAAGTTACAACCAAAGGTACGTAAGAACACACTAGGCACTCCTACAAATTTACCTTCACCTTGTACACTATAAAATGCTTCTGAGTATCTTAATTGTTTTTCTTTACTTTCCACAAGCAAACTCCTGTTGTAGTTTAATGTTATCCATAAACTCTTTCTTAGTACCTGCGTCATCTTTAAACGCACCTTTAAGTACAGTTGTTTGTGTAAGACTACTGTGTGCCTTAATACCCCTGTTCTCAACACAACCATGTGTTGCTTGTACATAAACACCTAAGTGTTCTGCACCTGTTGCTTTTTGTATTTCACGAGTAATGTCGTTTGCAAGTTCTTCTTGTAGTGTACCACGTTCAGCACACCATTGTGCAATACGTGTATACTTAGATAGTCCAATTAATTTGTCAGCGGCAATAATACCAATGTACGCAACACCTTTTACAATTTGATGATGATGTGAACACATACTTGTAAGTTCGCTTCTAACAACTAACATACCTGCATAACGGTCTTCACCATCATTTGGAAATGCAGTTGCGGCCGGCATAGGATCATAACGTCCTGCCATTAATTCATTAATATACATTTTTGCTAGACGTTTGCCAGTTCCCATACTGTTAGGATCATTATGCCTATCAATCACAAGTGAGTCTAGCACACTTTCAAAGGCTACAGTTGCTTCTTCAATTAGTGCTTCTTTGTCACCGTCTACTAAAACATCACTGATATTGTCACCAGCCCACGATCTAATACCAGCTTCTTCTAGCCTTGTTTTAATTTCTTCACTTTTGTTCATTTACTTCTCCGATGTTAAGGCAGTGGATTGCCTGTAATAGTTTATATTATACAATATATTTAGGTCTATGTCAACCTTTTTTAACATAATTTAGGTAGTCTTTGGCAATCAATTCATGTATATTCTTAGTATAATGCTCGCCGTCGACTCTGTGTTCGTCCGTTTCTATGTTAATGGCCTTTGCTAATTGCAAATAACCTTCTGCGGACGATGATGCTTTTGTACCTGCTTGCCAATCTCCGTAAAGCTCAACATTGTCAGGAACAAATACTCTATTGTTAATCGTCCATTGATACCATTTAATATCTCGTCTAGCACACATAGTATCAATTGCTAATAAGTCTAAACAATAGTCTTTGTATTGTAAAGGTGTTACTAGCTCGTGCCAAAGTTTTGTGTAGATATACTTTTCATGAAAGGGTTTAAAGTCTGCTTGTACTTTCATATCATCAAAAAAGAAACCTTTGAATTCTTCATAGTTCTCTTTTCTAACTTGATCAATCATTTCAATGTAATTTTCAGTTACACGATGATCTGTATATCTTTGTATCTTTTTGTCTTTTGGTTGATTGTCATCTAAGAATAAATCTACATTTGTGTTTTCACCAACATCTAAGTTACGTGAACATGCAAGTAAGAATCTATTCCAGTATGTACTTTGTACAAATACTTCATCAATGTCGTCATAACGATCAAGTATTGATTTAACCCAAGCAGGATATTTTCTATTACATCCACCTGGTTGACTATAGATAACAACTTCTTTATTATTTTCATCAGCATAGATCTCAGCATAGTTATTATCTTGCCATGCTGAGATTGTATCACCAATTTCGGAATATCCGTGTGCGTGACTGTCGCCGATGAATAGTGTTCTAGTCATTAAAATACTTGTCTAGCATTTCCATACGATCGTGTGCCGCGGCCATTTTATCCAGTTCTTTTTGAATAGTTTCAATAATATCTGAATGTTCGCCAATGCCCACAACCTTTTCCATATACACATTAATATTAGTTTTGTGTAATAAGATTTCTGCTTCGGCATGTTTTCTTGCCGCTTCAATCATTTGCTGTTTCAACATAAGTTCCTTTCCTGTAGTTGCCTTTGTTAGGTATCACGTGTCTTACGCCGCCGCGTGGATCATCCATATCGCCTTTGCGCCTAGGAATTAAGTGAACGTGTGGATACATAACAGTTTGTCCTGCCGCTTCTCCAACGTTTTGACCAATATTAAACGCATCACAATATCCGCGTTCAACCCAATCGTATCCCCATTTGTATGCCGCTTCCATACATTTAGTAAGGCCTTGCCAGTTTTCTTCTTTAGGAACAAAAAGTATATGTCCTTCAGTAACTGGATAACCATCTTTATATACTGTAAACTCTTTTGAGTCAATTAAAACATCTGTCCAAGGTTTAGAATCCATAATTAAATGCCACCATTATACGTTCTTTATCTGTAAGTTGTTGTTCAACTTTGTGATGCAAATGACTTGGAAAAATAATTAAACTTCCTGTCGTTGCCGCACAAGTTACATTAGGAGAGTTTGCTTCATTAAGTTCTGAAACATTTACTCTAGGCCAGTTGGCCTTCATGTTAGGATTAACAAGTGTTAGTCCCGGATGATCTTGATCTGCTTGAATATAGTATACTCCACTCCATGTGTCTGGAAGATGATTGTGTTCTTCGTGGTATGTGTATTTACGATTAATACTAAACCAACTGCTCTTAAGTGAAGGCGTATGTTGTAGTTTAGTTTCTTTGTGACATTCTTGTACACATGTATCGATAAAGTTTTTTAAGTCTTCAAACAACGGATTTTCTAAAATACTTTCATTACCATATGACGTGTATCCGTTAGCAGTATATCTTACAGGAGATGTATCTGTTTTTTCTTTTGCTAATAATTCAGGAACTACAGACTTTTGTAGCTCTTGAGACTTATCGTATACAGCTCTAAATACTTGTGTTGGAAAGATAAACTGCTTTTCAATCATTAATATTCTCCTACGTTTTCCCACGGATAAACTAACCAAACATCTTCTTCGGCTTTATTAACTTCATGACATGTGTAGTTAACTTTATCAAAGTCACTTGCTAAGTTTTCTGTTAGTGTAGCAAAGCGAACATTGTTACCAAACACATTATTCCATTTAGGATCATCTGGCAAACAACCTGCTTTCCAATCTTGTGTAATCCAATTAAACGTAGCACCAGTATCATTAATATCATCTACAATAAGAATGTTTTTATGATGCGGTCCGGCAGTAGGTCCTGGGTTTTCAACATAGCCATATGCATCTTCAGCCATCCAACAGTTACTTTCACTTTCACTATTATCATCACGTAGACTTACTTTAATTGCTTCGCAACGTATGCCAGTCATGTTACTAATAATAGTAGCAGGTACATTACCACCACGGGTAATACCTACAATATAATCAGGCTTCCAATTATCTTTATACATTTGATTTACAATACTAACGCACATTTTTTCAACGTCAGCCCAACTATAATAATGTTTCTTAATCATGATATCCATCGTCCTCGTCTAGTAATTGAATATTTCTTTTTTCAACATGCTTTGTAATAGCCCAACTTGGAACTTCTAAACATGCATCTTTAATTTCTTGTTCTGTATAAGTTTCAGGTTGCCTAATACCATATTTGTTAACTTGTTCGATAGCCCATTCAGTGAGGTCTTGTCTTGTATTAAACATTTTTTAAATAATCCTTATTGTCAATCCATTTACCGTTTTTAACAAAGCCCCAGCTTTGTGCCTTTTTACCCATGAAGAACAAACTCCAACATGGAATATTATTTCCATCTTCGTCTTTAGCAAGTTCTAACCAATGTAAATCTTTTGCTGAACGAAAACGTATGCTACCTGGACCACGCCAAAACTTACCTTGTGGTGTATGTTCCCAATAGCCGCCTTTAATAATAAATGCTCCCCAACTCCACGGATGATCATGTAGTGTAGGTTCGTCACTTACTAAAACTTTATGTAGTGTAATATTAAAAGGAAAGTTTTTCCTGTCTTTTAAAAACAAATACCAACGTACTAAGTAAGGTACTTTTCCGCTTCTATCTGTAATTACACGTTTTCTATTTCTAAAAAATTCAAACATTATATGTTTCTTTCTTTTAATTTGCCTTCGTAGTCTTGCTCTGTCATTTTGTAAATTAGTTTAAACTGCTCATATGCTTTTAAAAGTGCAGGATATTCGTCACACATTTCTTCTATACGTGAAACAAGAGGCATTCTATCTACAAAATCTTTTTGTTCAAAGGTAGGCATATTGTACGTAAACTCTGTACCTGTGTCGTTCATTTCCATACTATCTAAAGTTATAGTATGCGAAGTTGGATCACTGTCTGTTCCACCTATTGTAACTGTTAAATTAGAATCATTAGCAGTAGCATAACTAGAACTAGAAGTTCCAGCAGTATAAGTTATATCGTAATCATCACCCATTGCTTACCTCCTTGTATAATGCTTCACCACTAAAGAAAGATCTTTTTAAGTTGTATAATTGTGTATTCATAGGAGCCTTGTAACTATCATAGTTTTCCATATAATCAATTACTTTGTCAATAAGTTGTGGTCTAAACTTTTTGTATTGTTCAAAGTTTTTAGTCCAAATACTTGGATACTTAAAAGGTTGATCTGCCATTTCACTATAACTAAGTCTATCAGGAACCATAGGAATAGTATCAACTAACAAACCTTCATACCAACTAATACCTAATGTTTCTTGTAAGTTAGCACTAAACACAAGTTTAGCTCTACCTAACAAATTATGATAATCATTTTTTGATAGTTCTTTTTCTTGGCACACAACAAACTCATACTGTGGTAATTGTTCTTTTAAATCTCTAAAAATTTCAACTTGTTTCTCCGGAGCAACTCTGTGTGGAAACAAAATTATATCTTCTTTAGGCATACTTTTGTAACTATCTAAACTAGTAGCCAAATACTCCATTGGCCAACCAACACGTTTAATTTTATCTTCGTTTACCTGTTGGAATTCTTTAGGATTATCTTTGTTCTTAAATGTTTGTAAAAATAGATCAATATGAAACTGTGTAGCAAAAAAGTTGTGATCATAACAATCAAACATACTACGTTCTGCATTTCTTACCCAAGGCTTGTCGCCTATGAGTCTACCTAAAAAGTCTTGTGGATCATAACTACCTGCATGCCACAAACCACCAATGCGAATGTCAACACCCAATAGCTCTGCCATATAGCGTAGTTGAATAACTGTAGGATTCCAGGCATCGGTGTAGATAAAATAATCACCGTCTTTAATTTCACCACTTGCAAACATCCTGCTAATCTCTAACATCTGTTGAGATTTATAATTGTTAGTTCCAGCAAAGTTAAGAAATGCCCCAGGCGTTGTAGCCTGAGGTACTTCTCCACCACTAATAACAATGACTTCTTCATTCGTAGATCGTTGCAGTTGCTTTGGAAGATATTCTTTCCACTGCTTAGTATACCTAGTATCTACTGCTTCAATGTCTACAATAAAGATTGCCATTAGTGTCTCCTATTACTCTGATAACGTCCTTGACCATTACGGTCATTACGTTGGTTATTAAATTTACGTTTACCGCCTGAACGGAATCTGCTATAAGCCTGCCAAGCACGACTTTTATTATTATACAGATTGCTTTCGTCCCAAGTGTAGCCATCATGACCAAACAAGTAAGCGGTTCTACAGAACGCTTTAAAACGTTCTATGTCATCAAAGATCTTGACAATCTCTGGATTATTAGCAAAGTATTCACCCTGGGTGGCCATTTGTTATCTCCTTTAATAGCTAGGGTATGTAATATGTGCACCGTTCTCTCCGTCTTCGGAAATTTCGATGTGGACCTCACGTCCGGTATATTTTGTTGTAATCTGCTCGTATAAATCATCTGACATCATTTCACATGACTTATAATCTAGTTCAAGTGTTTTTTCTGCGTAAAGTTTCTCCATCCATCTTTTAAATTGAATAAACTCGATATCTCTGTCATTATGTGTAACAGTAATACCTACTCTAAAATGAAATATGTGTCTATGGGGATATCCCAAAAAACTAACATCATATTCATCTCCTGTTGCAAGACTAGGATCATCTAGTGCCGCAGGATACTTATGGATACCTTCTTTCTTAAAGGTTACCCAAATCATACGTTTTGCTTCTTTCATTGCTTTTGCTTTAGCGTCAATCATATCTGCCTCTTTCATTCTACGCATCATATAGTCATAATGTCGTTCTTGTTGCATTTATTATACTACCTTTACTCATCGTTGTCAATAGATATTGGTGAATCATTTTCATATTTTTCCCAAGATGTAAACTTATCTCTTGGTTGTAAATCTCTAGCATAATGTACCCAAACACCTGCATTTGATGCTTTAAAGTCCTTATCATCAATTTTAACACATGCATTATAGTTAAGTTGATCGATATGAGGCAGTTTTACACTAATCATACTAATAAACTTATTATGTTCATTGTATCCTGCTTCTAGCACATATTCATGATATCTAACATCATAGTCTAGTGTAACCCAAAACCCTGCTTGGCATAATTCTTGAACTAATCCATCCCATTGTCTACTAGTGCCGCCATCAATATTAAAACTTTGATTGGCACCTAAGTAGATATGTTCGACTGCTTCTTTCTTTGCCTTTGCAATTACTTCTGCAGGATCTTGTGGACCTACAACAAATAATGTATGCTCGCCGTGTACTGGCGTATGCTCTACTTCGTAACCTGTAAAGTATACAACGTCATCTTTGACGCCATCATCATAATCTCTATTCATTTTTATTAAGCTGATCCTTTACAGCGAGTTTTTGTTTTTTAAGACTAATAAGGTGAGCTTTGTGATTGTATGATCTATCACCTAAACGTTCTTTTTCAACATCTTCTACTTTGTTATGTAAGTAGTCGTGCATACTTTGTAGTTTTTTTGCACTTTTACTTTTTCTTCCTGTCGCCATCTTTATACCTCCGTAAATAAGTTTCCAAATCCTGTATTTGCATTTACAGTCTTTTTACCAGTTGCTCCTCTAGTGCCAATAATTGACATCCAAAATTTACTATATTCTTCTATGATTGCTTCTGCTTCATCTCTGTTTGAAGTTGCAAATATTGCTTCCACAACATCTCTAAAATATAGCCTGTCGAATTGCTCCTCCACAAGCATTGCCGGAACACTTCCACTGTCGTATTGTCTATTTGCCTCTTGCACTGCATTAATATGACTCCATACATTATGACCCATTTGTATAGCATAGCTAAAACTATCCCAACTAGTTGAATCTCTTTTACGCACTTGCTCGTTACCTTGCTCATCAAGGATAGGAGCACCATGCTTGTCTCGATCAATTTCACCTTTAAGTATTTTAGGCCCACCGACTTTATTAACATCACCAGGAGCATATATACAAACGTCATTTACTTTGATGTTTTTAGTTAAAGGACTATCAGTAAAGTTTTTAAAGATACCATCTGCTAATACTGCATCTCTAAAGTTACGTGTATCAGTTGCATACTTTAATTCATCAATACTTGGAACCATTCTATAGACCCATTTAGTTCTATCTTCAGTTTCAGTTTGAATATAAATTTGTCCATTTGCTGTAGCAAGGAAAGGAGAAGCACAATCAAATGTAATTGTAAAGTTTGGATTATGATACTTACGTACTGCTCTTTGTATGTCAGTTAGTAGTGTAGCCCATTCTAGTTTACTTGTTCCTAGAAAGTGCATAAAGTCATGTTTGCCTTGTTCAAGCAAACCATCAAAACGTAATGCTACAATACGTTTAAGAACTAAGTGTATATCACACATGTTCTGTCCACCCATTGACCATCCGTTAAAGTGTGTGTCTGGATACTTAGCCGGATCACAATAGTCTTTCATTTGTTGATACCAATCTTCTGCATCAGCATGATTTTCGCCTTGTAGTACATTTAAGAACTTACAATTACCGTTACGGTTAGCCATAAAGTAATCGTTATTAATACGTGTAGCATCAACTGCTTCTTGGTATGTACTAATACCTGTTGCTTTAACACCAGCAGGCGAACGTGCCACCCAAGCCGGAATATCAAGTATCATACCATAGTCCATATAAGCATCCATCCACGCAAGTACTTGCTCACGTTTCTTTTGTGCTTTAGGACAATTAGGATCTTTCCAGTCGCCTTCCCAAACACCTTTACCAATTTGGAAGCCACCACTGTCACCAAGTAACCAACTGTTTTTACGATCACGTTCTCTAACCATAAGTTCTTTAGGTGCATCTTTCATTGTATCTAACTCAGCATGTCCTGCTGAGTACAATGTCCAATGATAGTTAAACAATCCTTCTTTTTTGTTTAACCAATTCATACTTTCCATATTAGGATAAGGAATACGACTTTCTTCAACATATTCTTCACGTCTTTGTTTACCTACAAATGTTGCGTAGAATCCACTTAGAGCTGGAAGAAAGATTGCATAGTCTTTTTGTTCTGTTGTTAAGTCCGTATTCAACTTTTTCTCCTACTTAGATTGTGCTGGTAAAATGTAATTATATGTACCCATACCACTGTCAACTGTAATTTGCATTGCTCCTTGATCACTTAGACTCATTGTTGCTTGTCCATCTAAGTTTAGGATTGCTTGTACTTGTGCTACTGGATATGTCCATGGATGTTTCAAGTTACCTTCAACGCCTGTTTGGAACACAAACTTACCTGCGTGTGTATTTGCATCACCAAAGTAAAACATTACGTCACTAACACCACCAGTTTCTTCAACTTTAATTGTAAAAGTTGTTTCTTCTGAATGTGCCGCACTTTGTAATTTCATTCTTGTAATAGCCGCTAACGATGGAGTAAACTCTACGTCCCATGTTGCACCTTTAAACTTAACACTTTTAAGTTTTTCATTAATAATTTCTGTTGACATAAAACGGAAATCATTCTGGAAATCACCTGCTTCATTTTCAAAGTGAATACCTGTTGGAATAGTTACTCCGTTACGGTCTTGTTCAACAACAGTAAGTTTGCTATTCTTTTGATACTCTGGATTCTTTAAATGCAATGCAAGTTTATCC